CGCCGCTAGCGCGGCAGGACAGTCAGCTTTTCTTGCCACAGTGGTTTGTGTAGGAGCACGGTACACTGCTCTAGAAGGGGCCAAATTCGAGCGCCGTAGCGGGGCCGCTTTCAAACGCCGAACACACCGCTGTCGTGGTGACTGCGCCATCGGGCATGTCTGACCAGTTAGGGACACGTTCTCAAGTCATTCCCGCCCCTTGGCTCCTGTCGCAAGCAGGGGCGCAGTACCTCGCCTCCACGCTGCTTGACCAATACGCCTCGGGCGCGGCCACCGGGTCCGTCACGATCATTGCCAACCCCGACATTCGGGTGGGGACGGTGGTCGAGATACCGGACCCGCGTACAGGGGGCGGACACACACGCTACTACGTCAGCAGCGTGGCGTATCAACTCGTGTGGGGCTCAACGTGGACACAGACGCTCGGCCTGACGTACGGACGCGCGCCGGGCAACCGCTTTCCGTACGTTGGCGCCGTGGCCTACCCGCAACTGCGGGCGTCGGAGCATGACCTCCCGGGCTACGTCTCGTTTCTCGCGTTCGATCCTGACAACCCGCGCCGGGTCGTCTCCCCCCTGCGTGTGGTGGCCCAACCGTCGCTAGCGCCCACTCAGGCCGCGTCTGCGGCCTTTCGGGTCGGAAGCGTGATCGAGCTGCGCACAACGGCGGCGGGCGGGCAATGGGTGGGGCCATCGCACCAGTACACAGTTGTTGCCGCATCATCGTCGCAGCAAGACCCGACCATCATCAACCTTGCGTCGGGGAGCGGGATAGCCTACGCGACGATCACGATGGACGGCTCGGGAGACACGAGCGTTGATACGAGTACCACTAGTGGCACGGGGGCAACGACGGGCACAGCGACGATGGGTGGTCCGTCCACACATGCAGCGGGCACGGGGACGCACCCGGCAGGTGGGACACCTCCGGCAGCGGTGCTCAACCCTGGAACGCTCCCCCTGCGCGCCCTGGCCGCCGCGAGGTCGCTCGCGGGCCAATTGTATATCAGCGGACACGCAGGGAATGACGGATGGGATTGCATTGGCCTCGTCGCGTGGGCCTATAACGCCGTTGGCGTCCCCGCGCTGTTCCTGCCCAATTATCGCGGTCCTGGCATCAACGCGGACACGGCGCCGGACGGCGCGTTCTATTATTTCCTGGCTCACGGCGCGCGCGAGATTGCGGTGGCCAACGCGCAGAAGGGCGACCTGCTCTTTATTTGGATCGCCTCGCTGGCGGACCAACAGGGCTTCGCGCACATCTGTTTCCAGTGGGACCCCGGCCTGAACTTCGGGGCGAACAACCCGACATTGGGCATCTGCGTCACCCCCATTGAGGGCTACCATAGCGACTGGCCGGGTCAACCGAAAACGCGGATCAACCGCGCCCTTGACCTGTCGAGGTACAAACCATGAACGACCTCGACGCCCTCCTCGCTGAGGCGCGCCGCCAGGGCTGGCGCTGCGAAAAGCGCGGGTCCGGGCACCTGCTGCTCCGCCCTGCCACTCGCACCGGCCCCCTCATCGTCATCAGCAGCAGCCCGAGCGATTACCGGGCGCTGGCCAAGATTCGCAGTCAGTTGAAACGCGCCGGCCTGATTTTGCCGGCGGATCATTCATCGAGACCACACAAGGAGCCTACCATGCCACGATGTACAACCACCGCGACCAAAGCCCGCACAGTTGCCTCGCCTGCCCCAACCGTGAGCCAGGCTGATGAGGCGCGTCTGGCCCGCGACCAGCGAACGCTAGAGCGCGGCGATACGCTGGCGCCCGACGCACGGCTAGACCGCGATTTGGCGCATCTCGCCGACATGTCCCCCGCCCGGCGCGTTCAGTCCCGCCGCCGCGCGCCGGAGGAGGTCGGTCTCGTGTACCGTGGCAAGCGATCGCGGGCCATCCTCGTTGACCACTACATCACCGTCACCGTGCCGGACGAAGACAACGACGCGGCGGTCGCGGAAAAGCAGGATGTCATTCCCGGCCTGGACGAGGACAGCCAGCGCCAGGCGTGGGCCGCAGAGGATATGCGGAGGGGCATGACCCGTCCGTACGTGCGCCTGGCCGACCGCTTGGTGCTGTCCGGTCACGACTACACCTTCGAGCTGGGCAAGACGGTGCTCGTCCACGAGGACGACGTGGCCTACCTGCTGGCCCACGACACCTATCGCATCGAACGCGCCGACGGTCTCGACGATGATGGCGCAGGCGTGCCCCCCATCGGGCGGCGCGGCCGTCAGCGGGGGGCGTAGCCATGTCTGACTCAACACAGATACAACCACAGGGCGAGACCCTCGCGGAGCGGCGTTTTAGGGCTGAGGCGGTTCAGCGTCTCGGCCGGGCGCTGGTGGATATCGCCGACGACGAAGCCATGTCAGCCCTCCCGTGCGACCTCTCACCACTCTTGAGGTGCATGGGGGTGGCGCTCGACGCGCTGAGCCAGGATGTGCCGGCGTTGTCGGCGGCAGACGCCAACGAGGGGGCACGAGATGCCCTCGCTCAGGCGCGAGAGCGCCACGCCGAACTGTGCGTAAAAGGCATCGCCGCGCAGCGTATTGGGCGGGGCCTCGTCGCCATCGAGCGCGACGATGTACGCGTCACCCCGAAAGATATCTCAGTCGCGCTGATCCGTGTGCTGGCCATCGTCAGGGACATGATGGAACTTTCAGGATCTGTGATCGCAGCGTCCGAGAGCGCCATCACAGCGGCGGCCACCGCCGACAAGGAGGGCGACCATGCCCCGTAATGCACGCGCCACAACACCACCGGCCGACCAGACGCCCGCGGTCGAGAGCGACGAGGCGGCGGCCCGCCTGCGGGCGGCAAAGGAGAAGGCGGCCCTGACCCCACGGGACCTGGCGCTCCGGCACTGGCCATCCATCCCGCCGCGGCCCTACGCCGAGCAGTCCGGTGCTCCGCCCCCCGATGAGAGCGCGCAGAGGGGTCGCGAGACACGCGGCCCCGACGGCTCATGTCTGCTGTCACCCAACGGTCCAGGGCCTGACGCCTACGACGTAGGCACGAGGTAAAAGGAGGGCAGGCGATGCCTCGTGTCTGTACCGTCTGCGCGCACGGGGAGCGCAGCGTCATCGAGCAGGAAATCGCCGTCGGTACGTCCGCGCAGAAAATCTCCGCGTTATTCCGCGTTTCACCCGACGCAGTGCAGCGCCACAAGGCGGAGCATCTGCGCCCCACGCTCATCGAAACGCGGCACGCGGCTGACGATGAGCGTGCCCTCGATGTCATCAAGCAACTGCGCGCCATCAACGGGGCGAGCCTGCGCATCCTGCACGAGGCGCAACAGGGCCAGGACCCGCAGACCGCGCTAAAGGCGGTCGATCGCATCCAGCGACAGATCGAATTGCAGGCCAAGCTGCTGGGGGACCTCGACGACCGGCCGCAGGTGAACGTCATCGTGTCACCGGAATGGGTGTCCATCCGGGGTGAGATCCTCGTCGCCCTGCGTCCGTACCCGGAGGCGCGTCAAGCCGTGGCCGCGCGCCTGGTGGCCCTGGAAGGGGGGGCGTGACCGATGGCAGCATTGATGTCGGACCTGGCCCGCGCGCTCGACCCTGTGTTGCTGGCCGCGCAGGTGGGCCTCGTGCCCGACCCCTGGCAGACCGATGTGCTGCGCTCGACGGCGAGCCGGCTGCTGCTCAACTGTAGCCGCCAATCGGGGAAGTCGACCATCACCAGCATCCTGGCGTTGCACACCGCGCTCTACGCCTCCGATAGCCTCGTGCTGCTCCTGTCGCCGTCCTTACGACAGTCGGGCGAGCTCTTCAAGAAGTGCATCGCCACGTACAAGGACCTGGGCCGGCCGGTCTCGCCCGAGAGCGAAACGGCGCTCACGTTGACCTTGCAGAACGGTAGCCGCATCGTGAGCCTGCCAGGCAGCAAAGATGGGAACATTCGCGGCTACAGCGGCGTCAACCTCCTTGTCATCGACGAGGCGGCCTGGGTCGCGGAGAGCCTGTACATGAGCGTCCGGCCCATGCTGGCCGTCAGCGGGGGGCGGATGCTGGCCCTCTCGACGCCGCACGGGACGCGCGGCTGGTTCTACGAGGCGTGGCGCGGCGTGGAACCGTGGGA